GCCAACTCAACGTAGAGTTGATCATGAGCCTCATCTATTTGAACCTGAATATTTTCTAAACCGTCGGCCCACATTTGGAGCAATGCCCCAATGAATGGATTGACATTCGGCCTGAATAACCCCGGCAATGTTTTTTCTAATCTTCTTAATTTATCTGAAGCACTCATCTTGCTCCCTAAACAAGTGTAATATCGGCAGACAAAATTCTTGCCAATTCATTGTCAGAAATAACGACATTAATTGTCGGGCTGATAATGCTTACGTCATAAACACCAGTCACGCCTCTAATCGCACACTCTATCGCAGTTAATAAAACGTCTTCGCCAACTTTCAGATTATTAATATATTGAGAAACAGCACTTTTGATATCGGAAGTAATGCTCCCGATGGTAATGTCACCTTCGGTGGTAATATTAATCGATAACTTAATAGGCCGTACCACTGGCGCAGAAACTTCAATGGTGACACCCGCTGCTTTAATTCCGGGATAGTTTGTCGGATCAGAATCTAATCCGTCCAGTTTCCACTGCACCTCTCTTAATAAGCCAATGTAGTACTTATAGCCATCGACGCCGACTACTGGATTGTCATCAAAATTAAAACTATGACGTTCTTCTACAACGGCACCATAATCAAGCGTATACATCTCTAATGTATCACACAATGCCAAGGAGTCTTCATCATAGATTGTTGCGGTGTAGGGTTCGGCACCCGTGCCTAAATCAGCGGCAATGTTCTGAACGTAACCCTTGTCATAAACTGAACTGATTTCGGCATTTTGCAATGCAGTAAATGCCGATATGTCATATGCAACGCCCGTTGTTCTGTCATAAATTTCAACGGTGAACGGAGGATAATAACACTCTGCGACTTGAGCAAGAGTATATGCGCTCAAATCAAATGGCTCATCTGTACCGCCATCATAGATAGTAACAGTCCAAGGGGCACCGCCAGCAGTATAAGAATAAATATATCCATTCGTATATGCATTGGTATTGTTGTCGTTTATAACGACATAGTCACCGACAGTTAATCCCGAAGGATCGTCATTTGTTGTGAATGTCCCATTCGATTGACCGTCCGAATCGAAAACTAACGAACCAACCGCCGTAATCTCGTTTATTAATCCATTAAGATAGGTCTGGGTATCGTCATCTTTAATAACAGTGCCGTCATTAATCTGTAAATATCTTGCGTTGGCACATGTGAATGTTCCACCCGCCTGACCATCTGTTACAAATGGATAAGTATAACTGTTCAGGGCATTGTCTAACGACACACGGAAGCCGCCATAATAATAATTCGCCGCTACGTTGTCACCCTCACCGAAGAACAGGCCATCGATTGTATCGACCTCAAAGTCTCCAGTCGAACCACCGTTTTCAGAAAACGCGATTGATACATTGTTCGCAGTGCCACCAGTAATCTGGATCCCACCAGCAGAGCCAGAAGTCGTAGTAGAAATCTGCGGCTTCACGCCTTCTTTAATTAAGCGCACATCGGCATAAATCGAGAACGGAGTAATCAACGTATTGTTTAAAAAAGACACAACATTGTCTGCTGTCACAGGGATCAAATCAAAAGAGTCTCCGTTGACAGGGGCCACATGAAAAACTGCTTTAGCATTTTGTGCTGTAGTGTAGGCCGTAAGGTTGGTTGCGCCAGCGTCAATTTCAACCGTGTAGGGGGAAGCAGCACCAGTAATGTTTGTGACCACCCCTGTTACGGCTACAGTGTCATCATCTTCAATATCTACCGTTGCTCCCATAGCAACGCCAGTAAGAGAATCGGTTGTAAAGGTTCCGATAGCAGTTCCGCTTGACAAGAACGTCTGTGTATAAAGAAAATCATCGCTTAACGTAAAATTCCCCGTTGCACCTATATAGTCTGAAACATAGCGAGCGTATCCCTGAAGGGCCGCAGTCGTTGTCAGGTTTTTAAAACGAATATAGTAGCCATTGAAAAAATCATTTGTACTTGAATAAGCAGCCGCAACATTGGAGGAATCAAACAAATTTGCAGCAATACTATTTGTAACAGTACCTTCGACGCTGAACAGTAAGTTGAATACACGATCAGAAGCGTCACCATCTAAAATAGTAACCAAGTTTTGGTCTGGGCCTAAAATATAACTTTCTTCATTATCAGGCTCGACATATGCCAAGTTCGGCTCTTCACTTGTGGCCAACGTATCATAAGGAAAGTCTAAAGTAGTTGCCGTCGTTGCGGTGCTATCAACCTCAATCGTGCCAGTGCCGTCCAAGGTGTTTGTAGCAATTCTTAAATAAGTATCCGCCCCCCGCTCAACGGTGTAGGCACGGATACCAATTAAAGCAGTATCGGCATTAATCAAATCTGCGATTTGTTCTGCCGTGTACGAACCCAAGGCAAAAGTAATTGTTTGTGCGACTACTTCGCCATCAACAAAGAATGCCAATGTATCTATTCCTGCTGTGATCGGATAGTTCTGTGGACTCACGCATTCTAGAAATGCTTCGGTATTATTTGTCCCAGCGGTTACGATGTCGTTCTCCACAAGGGCCGTGGACAATTCAATCTGTCCGTTAAAGCGATTAAGGATATAGTCAAGATCGACGCCCTCGACCTGTACAGTAGAAAAACCCAAGACGGCATTCGCTGTCCCACCAGTAACCTCTATGGAGGAGTCCTCACTGTTTGCCGTCCTTGAATAGATACGCACCTTGCTATCATCTAAAATCGCTGTCGCATATCCACCGGGTAATTCTGCATCGATTGCCGCAGCAACCTCTGCGGCTGTAGCGATAGCAATGTTCACGAAATCTGCCGTATGGAAAACAACCGTCAAGATGTTCGTCCCCTTATCATCAATGATCAGGGTGAGGTCTTGCGTATCTACTAATGCATAGGGAGCCTCATTGTCTGTATCGACAAATGCCGTCAGGCCGTCTTTGCTCAAAAGCACATCATTCTTATAAAGTTTTAATGTGTATGCATATTGGTTTTCAGCAAAGTTCAACGCATCGTTTACATTGACCCCTGTTGCAGGAGTAAGTACTTTGATTTTTTCATTTGTATTGGCTAACGCGCTAATAGTGACTTCGGTACTCCCACTCGCAGTACGAGCCTCGATTAATGACATGCGGTCATTAATGGCGATAGCAATTTCCCTAGCCGTCGCAACACCGGAGGCACTGAAATCCGTGGAGCCAAAAATAATTTCTTCCTCGACATCGTTTACAGAAATCAATAATTTGTCGCCAGAATTAATGGCAAATGGTTGGGAATTATTTGTTATCAACTCGGCCTTAACGATTGGATAGTTATCCAACTGCACAAATTTTTCTGTTCCAGCGGCAGTTCTAATAACATACTCTGTAGCCTTCCCGCTAAAACTTGGCTCAAAGCCGACACCATCGTCGATATAAATCCGTGTCGGTTCGGAAATTGAAACAGGCTCAATCAGGTTTGAAGATACAACGCGCCTCGTTTGATCATCATTTGTGATACCACTTAACGCTGTTGTAATTGAAAGAGCAGTCCCCTTCGACAAACTTTGAACCGTATCACGGATCCTATCTCTTAATTCCTGATCGGATTCTTCATCAGACCCACTTGTAAACGATTCTGGATTTGTGACAATTGCATTTGTAAACGGAGCAGTTTCAAAAGTATCGATTGCCTCAACAGGGATATTCCCATCTATGCCTGCTGTGCTGGCAGTAACCAATACGCTCAAGACAGTGTCTTCTCCATCAGCCAAAGTCGCTGTCTCGTTTAGCGTATAGTCTATTCTTGAAGAGACGTTCGTTTCAGGAACGTAAACAAGTGTCCCGGCATTGATTGTTCGCAACCCACCCTGACTTAAAATAACTGATTCGCCAACCTTATGGCTATCTGTGACCGTCCCATTCAAAGTTAATTGATAATAGGTTGTCTTATCTACAATCGCGGTATATTCAATTGCTTGTTCGCTTGCCGTACCTCGACCAACAATAACTTTTGGCCACGGATCGGGGAATGATGGGACAGTAAACCCGGTAGAATCATCAATATCCAATGTGGCTTGACCAGCAACGGCACCGCCAGTGCCAGCAAACACATTCGTAGAAACTTTGTCAAAACTTTCATCAGTAATAGTGATGTATCCACTAGCCTTTCGGGCATCTAATCTTTCAAGGCCATACTCCAGAGCACGATTGTTTAGGTCTTCGCCTGTAGTGGTTTCAAGGTTATAACTCTGGATGATATTAACCAACTGAATGTACTGCTGATAAATTTCTTGAGACACCATTTCAATAATTGTTAAAATGGTAGAACCAGCGTTGATATCATTCAAGGCACTGTTTGCTGTCAAAAATGCGACTTGATCGGCAACAATTTTTTGAAAAGATTTAAATTCAAATGCCATTTACTTGCTCCTTAAAATGTCAATACAAACGGAACTTCTTCTTTCGCCTTATTGGCAATTACATTCATGTCCAACCTTACTAGACTATCTTGCCTACTTAAACTTATGTTGGAAACCTGATAAATACGAGGATCGGCTTCCAAAGTTTCTCTGATGGACTGGATCATTTCATCAACCATCAATAGGCTTTTTCCGCCAACCTTAATGTTTACTCCACGATTAGGATGATAAAATAACGATCCTTTTTCATATCCAAGTTGCAAGAAAACTGCTTGTTTTAAATTATCATATCCGTAGACCAACTCGACATCGCCACGATTGTTTAAAATCAAATCGGCATTTGTGTTGAGCAACAAATCAACAGACATAAAATTTTCTTGGTCGGTCAGGGTTCTTGTAACGGAAGTTTCTCTCCCCTTAAACTGGAGGGTATCCCCTGCGCTTGAAGCCGAATTCGATGGGATTAATATTTGATCTCCGGGATTAACCACCCCATCTTGTACCAGAGTATCGTCCACATAGGGCGGTTTAAGTTTATTCAGACTTGCAATCTCAATCCACCTTGTTGGATCCCCCAACCGCCTCATTGCGATACGTTCTAAAATGTCCCCCGTCTCTACGGTTATTTTATATGCAGAGTTCGGTGTGGGCAATGAAATCTTATTGTCGAATGCCTTTAGTACATTTTCTTTACTGGCGGCCTGTCCTGCCAAGAGAGTCTGCTCGCTGATAATAGAATCTTGATCAAGAATGGTGTTGTTTAAAACGACCTGAACAACATCACCGAAATATTGATTAGAGGAAAGCATGTCGTTCAACGCTTTCTCCGTATTATTGAATGCCGATAGTACTTCTCTTTGCTCGACAGTTAGAACTGTAGAGGTAGACCCACTCTGCAACGTGGACTCACGATCATAAATTTCGTCATAGCCTGTATCGCCTTGCCCAATGAAATCACAAAAGTTATCCCGTATCCGTCTGACTTCATATTGCAACGCTCCATAAAACTTTCGTGGCAATGAAGAAACGGTGTTCTTCCCAGACTGTAGCGACTGGATAACCTTGTTCACTTGCCGTAATGGCTTTAACAAAATGCTATCTGCGGCCTGTTCAACTTGAGTCAGCATGTCTATCGCGCTATCAAAAACATTTATTGCCGCATCAATTGTATCTTCTATGTCATCGATTGTCGCAAAGATTTGCTCATACCACGGCAGACCATCAGTATCAGGAGCGACCTTCCCGATGATCTTAAAAATAATTTCATAGTTATATGTAAATGGAGAATCTTTGCTTCTGCTCGTATCAAACTTAACAGGCTCAACGTACCAAAACTCATTGTCCTTAAAGTTGTTGAAGGCCAGTCTGGCATTTTTCCCGTCTGCCAAAGTTTTGATCTGTGCATATTGACGAATGAAATTCCGCAACTCCATCAACTCTTGATAGCCGGACTTGCCCCCACCTAATCTAGCGAAGCCCGCATCGGTAACCCCTTGGGTGCCTCGCGAAGGATAGATCCCCGTCGTTCCTGAAAGGACAAGGTCTTTAAAAACGAAACCTTCGTTTTCAGTTACAACGCCTGACTGCGTTGGAATAATCTTAATCGAAAACGGCTCGCTCTGCTTTAATGCTTGCGGATTTAACTGTAACCGATATTGGGTGTTGGCACTGCTTACTGCGCCACTTGCATTTGTAATCTTGAATACATAGCCGGGATTCTTATTCCAGTTCCTTGGCTTGATTTCTTGCAACGCATGCGCGACCAATACGTTGAGGGAAGAATTGCCCCCACCCCAAATAGAAGCAAACGTATCATCGATATTTTTCCAGTCTTCGACTGAAGTCTTGAGTTGTCTAAATTCCTGTAGAGCCATTTATTTACCCCACCCTATTATATCGTTTTATACAATCTACCTAAATCTACGATTGTGTAATCCGAACTTACAATGCTGTTCAGGTTCACCCTGTTCCCCTTAACCGAAACAACAATTGTTGCGATCTCTGGTTGTGTTTCTGAAATTACATACACTATATCTCTAGGCGCAAACAGGGCACCGTTTTCAACTTCGACTATTGTGCTGTCATCCCCGTCGTTCGTAAAAATACTTGCCGACATCTTACTTGTATATTCAGCCTCAAGTGCGGTGTTGGTATTTTTTAATCCAGTGATGATGCTGGAAGTACCTGATTGTCGAGTGGCTTTTGCCAGACTGCCAGCAACACGACCGATTCTAAAATCCATAAATTGGAATCGACGATAGTAAATGTCTAAAGCCGTGTTCACAAAGGTAAAACTTCCACCCGCATCGGTGACACCGCCTAACGCGACAACAATTTGAGCGACTCTCGTTGTTATAAAGACATTCCGGGCAGTCATTTCTGTATTGATTGTTCCTATTTCACCGTCTGAAAACTTGCCCGTGACACCTGTGTCGGGGTAGCCAGACCAAGTAGTAATAACAGCCTTTGCCGCTGTTACGTCTGCTTGAGCCACTACAATTTGAGCCTGTTGCGCGGCACGGTCTTCTTCATTGGCTCCCAATGCCGTTTCTTCTGCGGTCAGAATCACGTTCCAAGAATTTGTGACGTCAACATAAACCCAATCCTTCATTTGAACAGCAAGGGCATTCAGGGCATTATCATAAGCCGATCCTGCTAGGTTTTCGCGCTGTACATTGCTAAATCCACCGAAGGTTCCTGTGAAAGAAGCCGTTACGTTTCCCGTTGCGGCGATCTCCCTTACTGAATATGTGTAGGTAGGGATAACTCCAGAGGGGGCACTGATGATTTCTAAAACTGCGCCTGCCGCAGCACCATTGTCACCAATGATTTTCTGCCCAATGCCCCAAGTGTTGATTGAAGCAGAAACAGTTTTCGCTGCTTGGTTATAATTGCCACCGACAGAAGCCCCACCGCCTGCGATACCAGTAATCAAAATATTATAAATTTCTAAAATATAACCCATCACGATAGTTTCTGCATACTGGTTTCTTACGCTCTTAATATTGGCATTCTTTTCTACCGTGTACGAAGAAAGGTTCTGTGCTGTACCAGTCACCCGATTATAAACGGTGATCGTAAACGGTGCGCTCGCCCCAACAATGTTCTGGATGTAAGTGTCGGAAGTGTCTCCGGTGTCATCGTCTGTCACGACAACGTCTTGTCCAGTTGCTAAATTATTAACTTCCCAAGTCGTAAATGTTCCACCCGCTGCGCCATCGCTCTGAAACGGCGTACCGTTTTCTCCCTTTACCATGTAGTTCACAAGCGGATACATGTAGGGATTATAATTTACTCCCTTGGGAAAAAAGATATTGTAATCGGTTTGATTAACAGAATCAGTTAGGTTCTGTTCGATCATGGTAGAAAAAACCCAACCGTTCATCGAAGTCCGTTCGGCTTCATACTGCCCACCGATATCGTCCTTGTACCAATTAAACCAAAGTTCATTCCCAGAATCTACATTTGTAAAAACAGTCGCGGCTTCGTCGATACTGGCGATAGATGTATCAAACGCAGAGTTCTCAATGGGGATCTTTACAATCCTTCTTGAAACCGCCTTACGAGTTGTCGCATCAAAAACAATAGCCATTACTTACCCACCTATTAAGGTCGTAGAACTTCCTGTTTGAATCGTGCTCACCACGGGCGCACCCTGATTACCTGTACCAACCGCAATGTCACCAATGCGAGCCGCTCCGATGCCGCCAGACTGAAGCATGATGGTTGCGCCTTTAAGTTGGAACGTACCGCTTGCCTGTATGGAAGCGGTGCCGCTTATTTCTATTTCCATAGTTGTTCCGGCTGCAATTTCCATTCCCTGATCGGCACTAATAACAACTTTTTGATTCTCACTGTCGAGGCTAACACTTTGACCCTTACTGTCTGTTAACGTGACGCTACCTTCCTTCGTCATCACAATAGAACTGCCGGAAGCAGACTCGTTAGCCGCTGCGCCATTCACATCTTTAGGGCCACCACCGAAACCAATTTCTAAAGCACCATCTTTATTGATGCCGAACGTAACCCCATTGAATTCCCAACTTTTAACTTCCCCCTGTGCTTTCTTGATGTCCATCGCATCGCTTAAGGGGTGCGGTAATCCTCTGATAATTCTTGCCTGATAGGGATTGTTGTTTACCAAAGCGATTAAAACAAATTCACCGTCTGTTTTTCCCGGCTCTGTAATCGGTGGCTCAATTTTTCCCTTACGAGTCGGGCTTCTTACCTGTGCGCTTTTATTATACTGACCACCAGATTCGACGGTGTCCCTAACATTAAAAATTCTTTGGCCGTCTAAAGCCCCACGGATAATCGTGCAGTTATACTGAACCTCTTTATAACTATTATTGAATGTGGAGTTGCGAGGATCGTCTGTGTAGATCACCTCATCAACCCTTGCCTCTACAAAAGAAGGAAACGAAGGAGCGGCAACCGACTGCGGGATCAGCCCTTCACTGTATCTTGTTCCGTCTCTATGCAACATTATGCAAGTTCTCCCCCCAGAGCATCGGCATTGTTGGCAAAGTCCATTGTCGGGGTGTTCTTGACGTCAGAAATTGCAGAAATATTGAACAGACTTTCTGATCCCTCATACGCATATTTTTCTGCCCCGTCTTCTACAACGATTCCCCTTGTAACCCCTATTGTTTGTCTCCAAATGTCTTGGTAGTTCCATTCATCGGTATAAGACTCGATTAAAAATTGTCGATTGGGATAGACATCGCTGTCCGTGATCACAAGACGCTTCCCGATTCTTACGTCGGGGCTTCCTACAATTGAGAACGTACCATTTTCTAACAAATGATTCCCCTTATACCATTGAGTAACCAAATCGAGATAGGATTCGTATATGTCCAAATCAATAGTCCCATTCTGCCCTATAGAGCCATAATCGACTGTCCGTTGGAACAACCTTAACCCATTTCTCTTGATGCTTTCTTTGTTCATCACAAGTGCGGGATTTGAAAAAAGACGAGCCTCTGTCGCTTTAAAAATTGGCTCTTCCTTTAGTCTCAAAAAGAACATGTTGAATCGGTCATGGTCATTGATTCCAGTTGAAGATCGAATAATGCTGTCGGAACTTATAGCGACTTCGGGTAGGTCTAAAAAATACCGAACGGGCACCTTTTTAGAACTATATGTCCTGAATGTATATGGACGAACCCCAAAGAAAAGTTTTGGCAGCGTGATCCCCTCCTCGTTTTCATAAAGTTCTGCATACATAGAATTAATGACTTCGTTACTAATGGTTGTCAGTAACTCCCACAAATTGCCTTGGGTGTTCATGGTGGGGATTAATTTATACCCCGGTTGGGCAACCTTTAAATCATCTAAATTTAAAAAATCTGCGAATTGCGGATGGCCGTGAGATCCCAGTTCTTTAGCCAACTTGTATCCGACGTACCAATAATTCAAACTCGTAGAGCAATTGGGGATTGTGGTCGTGTCGTTTAAAAACAGATCGATGAGGTTTTTGATTAAGACGTTTGAAGGCCCACCCAACTTGTTCACCTTATCTAAAATCGTGAACTGCATGCCACCTATCTTATAGGGATTGAACCAAATCATTGTGTCTTGAAAAATTTTCCCGAAGTCCCTTCCAGAAATAACAAAAAATGTTTCAGACATTCCGTCTGCGCTGACTACCGTTTCTAGTGCTACACGATCAACATTCCCGATGACTCGTTTGTGTTTTTTATCTGTGTCAGTCGTTAAATAAATCTGTACCCAATCACCGGGAGAAATAAATTTAGAATAGTCTTTAACTGGCAAAATTTTACACTGGAAAGATCCAGAGGGACTAGCGATGCTTTTGGAATAGGAGAAAGAAACAATGTGGTCATAGAGTTGATGCTTTTGTGTGTCTAAACCCCCACCAGACACGCTTTGGTCTGTGAAGTGGAAAACGTCCATAAAGCATCTAGTTTTTCTTGAACGTATCGTTCGCTTCATTAAATTTCCTTATTGAGTTGATGCAAATTATCTGGCGCACCAGTTCCCGGCTTTGTCCTTGCGATTTCTTGTTTCGTTTCCTCTTGTTTGTCTACTAGACGCCGAAACCATGTAACGGCTTCTCCCGCAAAGTCTAGCATTACCGTGCCGGGGTTGGCGGTCATAGAACTTACTCCTCCCGGCACTATGGAATTCCCCGCAGAAGCATCACCATTATATTGCTTTACGATCCCACCAAAATTGGTAGAAGGAGAGCCATTTACATTTGCCCTACTTAATGACCCAGACCCACCCTCATGACGATTCATCCCCTCTATGGTCGCGTCTTGTCCTTCTTTACCCCTTGAGTCCCATTCTGCCTTGGACATTGCTATATAGTCCCAGCGTGGTTTCCCCCCCTGTGTGTAAAAGCCTATCTCGTCAATTACCTTTCTTGTCTTTTCATATGGGTCTCCTAATAATCTTGCCCAGTTTTCTTTCCCACCATCGAAAGAATCTCCAACAACATAATCTTTGCCCTCAATTAGACCACCTTGCTTGGCCACTCTTACAGACATGGCCGTTGGATTATTGTGCCTATCCGTTGCATATCCCCTTCTGCCGCCCTTGTCGCCCCACTTCCCCTTCACCTCACCGAAACCAGTTGTTGAAGAGGATGAACTTCCACCATGCATTAGGTCTTGGGCATTCTCCACGGCCTTAATGCCGAATACATTGAAGACGATACCCTCTATCGTCCACTGGTCTTTAAGTTTTTCAATATTGGCATCGATACTTTTCAAATATCCATCCATGCTCTTCATAACAGTTTTACTTTTATCTTCTAGTGACTTCAAAAAATTTTGACGAGCCTCGTCTCCTACGGGCGTACCTTTATTTTGATTCCAAGTTTGCAAAAAACCCATTGCCTGATTCTGCTCACCCAATGAAGAACCGGGCATCATCGATGCAATCGCCCCCCCAATTTGTGTTGGGTCTCCCCTGTTGTTGCCGATAACGCTATTGTAAAGAACTTGCATGTTTTTATCACCGACATTGGCCCCAGTCAGTCCAAGCCTTTTATAGCGAGCCAAAACCGAAGGGGGCAAATTCATATCTGCCAAATCTGACCCGCCGATCCCGCCCATCCCAGCAGCAGTAATTGTTTGAATGTCATATGCTCCACGGGCATTCGGGAACTGTCTTATTACTTCTGGGGCCATAAGTCCCCACATATTCCCACCACGGCCTTGAGACATATACCCAGCATTAAGTTTCTGCATTACACTGGCCGTTGCGTTGGGATTATTTCGGGCAAAAGTTCCACCCTTATTTGTTGCTGTAGAAAGTAGCGAAGATAAGAACCCAAGATCGGTAGGCCCACTTTGTAAAAAGCCACTTAACATAGCAGACTGTGCTTGCAAATATTCAGGTAAACGAGCAATCCCAACCCCGCTTGCCACACCAGCCGCTAACATATCTATAAATGACTTACGTTGATTCCCACTCTGACCACCACGACGAGCCGTTTCTCCAATCCCGGCGACTTGTCCGAAGTCCAGCCCAAAAGCCCTGCTTGCCTGCATCCCCAAACCAATACCGCCGATACCGCCAGTCGCCCTTGACCAATTAATTCCCATGTCCATTGCTTCGTCGCGGTTGTATCCTTGTTGCACTCCGGGTTCGATTACGCCTCTACGGACTTGTTTCCGGCTGTATCCCATACTGTTATAAATTAATCCCGGATTCACATATTTTTGAGAACGACCATAGATATAATGTGCGCCCATAGCCATACCCGCAATTGCACCAACCGGAGTGAGCATTCTAGCCAAACCACCAAGTCCCAATGCCCCCAACACACCAGCCATGCCGCTGCCTGTACCACCGGGAGTAGCCCCGGGAGCAGCACCGGACAAGCCGCTGCTCATTTGTTTGGCTTGTCTGGATAGTTGAGAATGCTGCCTTACTGCACGATTAAATTTATCAAGGCCAAGGCCCGTTTTTTCATATGCCTTGGCGAGTTTATTGACCTCTTGCTCTGCTACTTTAATTTCTTTGGACAGGTCTTTGACAAGGGAGGCTTGCTCTCTAGAAATAAGTTTCTTTGCATCTGGGGAAAGTTTAAGATCGATACCTTCTTTGCCAAGCCCCTTTAGTTCTCGCTTTACCTTGCTGAAACTTTTTTCTAATTCCTTAAAGTCACCAGAAATTTTAAGCACATGTTTTTTATTAGCCATATCTATTTAACCTTTTCAGTAAGGCCACCATAATCATCGTGGACTTCTTGGTCTCGCCACTGCCCTCTGCCTTTACAATTTTAGCCCCAATCTTTTCCTCCTCTTTTTTCAGCCATTCTTCATCGCTCAAGCACTGCTCAAACCATTCATCCTTTATTTCTTGAAACCTCTCTTTATTATTCTTTAAATTCTGCTCAAAGAATTCCAACAACAACTCTTCAAAGGTATACTCCTTTAACAAAGGATCTTTGCTTGGTCTTTTATAATAACTAGACCACCAGATACGGAGATAACGGAATACATCATCTTCCGTTTCTAGTTCATATAAGTTCTTAAACGCAATCTTTTCTAAATTGCTTGTGCTACTCATCTTTCTGTTTTGGTTTTGACGGACTTTTGTTTACTTCCCTTGACCAATTCTTCTCAAACTCATCAACCTTCTTATAGATTTCTATAACAACATTGTCATCATAAAGATCTAAACCGAAAGCACTATCTCCCCACCACTTTGGGGAATCTGTGAGGCCGAAACGTAAAACACCAAGGATACTATTCATGAAGCGAATGGACGAATCAATGTTCTCTAGATCGCCACTCAATTGAGAGGTCAGTTTTGCTGCCTCTGCTTTGGCACGGTAATTCAAACGGCAATATACAAAGTTGCCCTCATATAATTTATTTGTTTCTGATCCTTTTACAGAAAGGGTAAAAGAAAATTCCATCGAAGGGAGTCCAGTAAAATCCATTTTAATTCTCCTTTATTATATTTTTATTTTTTTTATAATTTGGATTGGGGGCAGACAATGCCTGCCCCCATTCCCGTAAGTCTTATGCAAATTCAGATTCGTCCGTCATTTTACGAGCAACGAACGTCAGGGTTTCGTTGAATACATCGCGAGCATTCACATTGCCTGAAGTTCCAGAAAGTTTAACACCCTCAAAACGCGAAAGTGTTTTACCACTGACCCGATCATAAACTTCAGCAACGAGTTCTGCTCTGGTAAGCAAACCATCTAAAGTAGGTTCGATACCCAAAGCCTTCAACGAAGATGAAACAACCCGAAACTTGGTCGCTGAAAAACCAACATCATAACCAGTCTCGACATGCTCCAAGACATCAGGCTGATCAAGCACCTGAACCGGAACAGTACCATAGGTCACATCATATGAAATGCCAGTGGCATAGCCGACTTTGTTACCGTCAATCTTAAAAGCAATTCTTGATCCCGAAGGGACATTAGAAGCCATTTTTATTTCTCCTTTCCTATCTTATAATTATACAATCGTCTTTACCGTATCGATTGTGATCGTTCCAAACACAAAGTCGATTCCCGGAACCGGAGTAATCGTGATGTCGATATAAATCACGTTGCCTTCAACCCTGATCGAGAGTCCCTTGTAGCCAAGACCATCATTGGTATCGTCACCAACAATGATTTCAGCATCCCTGAATTGGGTCATCATCGCGATGATCGTCGTTTTGATTGACTCACCGACGGCCTCTGCATTGCCAAGTTTCCGGCCAATATAGATTTGTTCGATCTGCTGACGGATGTTATAGGCGACATACTGTCCCGCCTCAAAGGTGCTAATGCGATTGAACACGCCATTGGCATCCTTGCCATAAGTCGTATTGCCGACAACGACCCGGAACCCACCAAAGTCTGGCTGCTCAACAAACAGAATGCCGGACTGAATGGCTTTGTCATACTGGGTAGACGGATCAAAATCACTATGACGGATGCCAGTGATGTTCGGCTGCTTGTATGTAATTGGCGTTCCAACTTCAGAACCCGCCTGCATACCCGCGCACTTACAAGCCAACATATAGGGCTGTTGCCACACGGTATCACCATTGACGTCAAGCCCCTGCGACTCCTGAATAACGAAAGAAGTATATTCAGAGTTGAGGTCTTCTGCTTTCTGCCTGCACGTTTCAAAGTCAGTGCTTAAATACGAAACGTAGCAATTGCGTTCGCTTCGATTCTTAACATTTGAAGCCGTTCGGCAATGCGTGTCAGACATAAGATTGATGGAATCAATCGTGTACGTCGAAGTCGCGTCGGTAAGACCAAGAACAATGTCAGCCGTAGCATCTTCCGAAACCAACGGGACGATGGTGTTACAACGGACTTGGAGCAACGCATCAAACCCAGACTGGAAATTAGAGTTTGTCGATGCACCCGCAACGGAACCCGTCAGAAATTCCTTCAGGGTCGAAGTGATTGTTTCCAAAGCACCATATGCATTCGTCTTCAGGTCAAAATTAATAAATTCTGACTGACTATTAACAATGGTCAAGATCTCCCAGTTGATCGCCTTAACATCTAACGGCAACGTAATGATGTTGATCCCATTCAAATAATCTAAAACGTCTGCGGTCTGACCAGCCTTATTTCCATAAACAGGATATGCCATGTAAACGCCACTGGCAAAGTTGTTAACGTAATCACAAAGTTCCTGAATCGTATAGTTTGCAAGATTGATATCAAGGTCTTCGCCAGCACCACCAGCCGTAACCGTAGTGGTTAATGTACGAACGGTAGAAACATCAGCGATGCTCATCACACAATTCGTACCCGTACCGACATACCAAATCCGCATCATCGTGTTGGCGTCGTTCTCGTCAAGCGTTTCAAGACTGTCATTGCGTCCGACAGAAACGATTCTTGATCCACGATGCCCACGGATCGGGCCAGCCGCCCCTGTCGTTAATGCTAACGTAGACAGGCTCACAACCGAGCCAGAAATATAAACCTTGGCATTCTGTAGCGTGGTATAACCAGAAAGATCCGTGCTGCCATTATCAACGGTGATCGTAACAGTCGGAGCCGCTCCAGAAACAGTCGTGACCAAACAACGAATTTCAGAACTGTCATCATCATCAATCGTCACGAACTGTCCAACAGTCAAGCCAGTAGATGCCGCAACCGTAAACGTACCAGAAGCAGAGCCATCACCATTGAAGTCAACCACATCAACAAAGTTGCACTTGTACGCAAGATTCGTTGTCGTGGGAGAACCAACCAAACGATTATAAATCGAATACTCATTCAGTTCGTTATACTCCTCGAGAGCCGCATTCGTATTGTCCATCGTCATATCGATGGTGTTAGAAACCGTGCCCTCTGTAAACGTACAGGGACGAGAAGCCGCCCATTCAGCATCCGTATTCAATGCTGCCAGTAACGTCGTAATGGTAGCCTTTACGCCAGCGGAAGCCGCAACCGTATAGGTAAAATCTGTGCCATTGACGCTTACAACCAACGTGTCGGCACCAACTAATGTGACGGGGAACGTAACAACGCCACTCGTAACAACCGCATCGGTGTCAACCGCAGTACCCTCTGAAATATAATAATAAATCAGATTCTCATCAGCACCATAATTGATCGACTCAAGGTCAAACAGTTCAGCAGATGTGGCTGAAATGGTATCGACTGTCGCCGTTGCCTGTGTGCTTTGGTTCGTTTTGTAAATACGGATGTAATTGGCACCGCCCGGAATACGATTGTCCCGTCCCGGACTAATTAACGCCCTCGCTGCCTCTACAATCGGCCCGGAGATATACTTGTCGGCCAAATCAGCCATCTCCGTGCTGCTGTAAAGTTGAGCCCCTTCGTCGGCGTCTGAACCGGGAGCACCTCCGACCGCTTCACCAATAATACCTACGATACTCGCACCAAGCAGAGGGAACCCTCCGACTTGCTTAATCCTTGATCGAGTATACATGCCGGGTTTTCTAATCGTTGAACCCGCAAAAGAATGTTCAATACTCATTATTAAAATCTCCTTTCTTAATATTTCATTAAGACTTTATCAAATTCCTCTTTTGTAGCAAGATTCTTGCCTAAAGCCTGTGCAAAAAAGTTTTTCATTGGCTTCATATGATGCGCTTTCAGTTTCTTATTCCCTCTGCGGGCGATACTGAAATACGTCTCAAAGTCGATCTCCTTCGGAGACGACACCCTTGAAGCGCGTGGCTTATTCAATTTTTTAATCTTCTTTTCTTTTTTGGCAACAGGCTTCGTTTGAGTCGCGGCCAGTTCTTGCTTTAAATCAAGGACTCGCTTATTAAAGATTTTAATTTTATTCGCCTTTGTTACCTCTTCCATTTTAGTATTTTTTTGGATATTTTTAATCCTATCCAAATTATTTTGTATACGTTTTTGTAAAGTTTCTGCCATCATCCTTCTCCTTAATTTATTCTGTTGTTATGATCGACTTCAAAGAACTTGCGGGGATCGCGACTACGTCCTTATCAACACGAATCGCGTCTGATTCCCCAGTGGCCAACGTCTGACTTCCATCAGTCCAAGACATCCAAGTCAGGAAGGTTACATTAATAATTCTTGTAATATATTCCCGTGGCATCATTTCAATCAATCGATTGAAGTCGCTTGCCGACGTCAAATGGACTTGGTATCCCTTGCTTTCAAACACATCCCTTTTCTTATTCAAAATATACAGAAGGATGTAGTACCAGTATTTAACCTCTTTGGGGTCGCGTGAGGAATGAATCCCCAGAACCAACCGATCATTCAAAGCGATCCTATGGACATTCGTCCTTGTTTCTTCGACCAGTGTACGGACAAAACAATCATCTAAACTTACGTCAACAGTCTGTCCTAAACCGATACCGATCTTCTTTTCTGTTGCCGTATTAATAACAGCAAGAATTTCAAACTGGGTATCAGCACTATCTACGAAAAGTTGTCCCTGCCTTACAGAATCTAAACTCGTCACCAAGGGGCAAACGATATAGCCATCGGTGTACGAAGTCGGTTGGAACTCATCTACAACGATAAAGGGATCCGCAGTTTCAGACTCAACCGCGCTATAATCCCCAAGCATATCCTTGCCCGCTAATTCGTCAGTGCCCATCACATTGATAGAGACGCAGGGGGTCTGGATGTCTTCCCTTGGCCATGCCTGAACAATATGAAACGGAGTCTTCCCCACATAATCTTTGACCTCTTGGATATATTTTCCACCGTAGGTTTCGTCTAAATACGGGTCTTTATATCCTTCAAAGATTTCATCAAGAATAGACAAATCATTCCTGATTTCTTCGATGCCCTGACGGAGAACAAACTCCACCAGAAATTCTGTGACGGGGACTCCTATTTCGCACCTTCGCTTTCTAACGCTTACTTGTCCTCATTATTATATAATATTTTAATGTTTTTTTATATTTACGGCGATTTAAAGACAAAAAAAAAGAGTCCCCGAAGGGACTCTTTTTAATTTTTACTGCACAATCAAGGAAGGGGTTCGTCCTAAAAGTTCGGATAAAACTTTTCAAAACACACAGGCTCTCTTCCGTTGGCCGCTTATAGCATAAACAATATGCGCTCTTGATTTGGCTGGCCAACTGATTTCGACTCTTGTTTATGAGCCGGACGTTTTTTTCACCCAGCCCCTTCACTAGACTTTCCACTTCTTTCATTTCCATTTAGATCCTCCAGTCCCCATGAACGACGATCAAAAGAAGGAACCAATTCCCCCTCCCTTGTGATCCTTTGCCCGCACCTACGACAAACGCGCCCACCATCTAATCGACTTCTTAACCGTCTCTTGCTTCTGCACCTTGGACAAGATTCCATTGCTTCCTCCCCCTTGAAGATTAGAGTTTACCCATCTCTACTTGTTTTTTTAAAGTACTGGGACGCCTTTTCGTACTCTTGAACATCCTGAATCTGCCACAAGAATAGCAATATGATTCGACAGGACGCATCCTTGTACCCAACCTCTTAAGCAAAGTCAATCGCCCGGCCCTTGCACAGTGGGGGCAATAGAACCTGACCGTTGAAATCGTGTATCGGTCACCCTCACCCAGACGCAACTCCCTTGCTCGTTTATTAAATGCATCCCGCGCTGTCCGATGCATATACGGTTTGCCTTCCGACCACAATTCGGCATGGATGAATTCATGCTTGATCGTTCGTCGCAGTTCCCTCCGGTTCTTTAACAGCGTGGAGTTGATCCTGATAACGTACTTGTCTCCATTGGGACAGAATTGTCCCCACAGACTGTGCCTGCTGCTTCCCGCGAACCAGCGATAGGATCCTCTGGGGATCGAGGGAAAATGTTTTATACGGATCTCTTCGCACAGGTCATCAATGATCGTCATTTGACACCTCCACAGAGGCTACAGAACCATCCTTCTTGGCCGCTGGGTCGAACGTAGTGCCACAGCCGTTCGCTTTCCTTTGGTGCCCCCGGCATGTTATTACAAGCGCATCGCTTCATCGGGGCAAATTTAATATCTGGTTTTCGATCTACTTCTGTTCCACGGTAATCCGTGAACACAACCTCATATGTTGTCATGTTAACGTCCTCTCTGATGCCCTTACAGGCGTTGATTATCTTTTGTTTTTATAAAGCATATCCTCTACCTTTTCTAGGGCAGTCTCTAGGTTGATAATGCCACTAGGTTCAAGGAACGTGCTTTCCATCGCCACCGGATCGTCTATGGTGCTCGACGCCGCTAGAAACAATGCGAGGATTTGTCGCCGTGTTAATTCTATTTTCATTTTGTGCCCCCCTTCAGTTAGCGGATCGCCCACACGATTAGGTGAGCAATCCAGTATAGTGCTGCGGCAACCAAAAATATCTTACCAATTTTATCGCACATACTCCCCCCGTCTACGCCCCAACTCGTTGTCAATCTCCATGAGCAACTGTAATTCCCTTTCAGTTGCTGCACCCTCTGTATCACAGACAAGTAATTCACGCTCTCTTGCAAGAGCGGCTGTTGTCTGGAACCGTACCATGTCGGTCTCCATGCTGTCCTCCTTTTTTTTTAACGTCGTTTAGAAATCCCTCAACTTTTTGGCATGAGAGTAGACCATAAAATGAGTACCACTCACTTTGTCCCCAAACTCCATCGGGACGAACACTATGGCCTCCCCCTCTTCTGCTGCGGCGCGAATCATTCTGTTCACCTCTTTTATCATCGACGGTGTCTCTATAGAAACAGCACCGTGGTAGTTCATCCCTGCGATCATTTTCTTTTCCACATCATCCTCCTTTTTGGCTGTTGTAAAGAGTGATAAGCGTAACAACCCCATTATAAAAGTTTGCTTTTGATTGGCAATATTCTTTGCCATATTCTTTTGCAAACCAAGGATCTCTGATTTCCCTTTCGGGGTTTCGGAAATCCGCACTGTTTGCCAAATCACGGATTAAGTCGCTGGTGCATTCATAATAACCCCTGAACCCATGCAGATCATAATGAGCGATAAACCCCGACATGAGAGAAATGTGCGTATAAGTCGGTTTGTTTAATTTGTTGATGTCCCCAGTTTTTAAAACAAGATTGAGGTTGTTCAATAACGCTCTTGTATTGATAGGCTTCCAGTTTTGTTTGCTCATTTTAATCTCCTTTTTTAAACGTATCGGAAACCAGCGTCACCATTGTCGCTCATTTCCTTTACCTTCTTACAGAATTTTACAGCATCTTCGTTCCGCAGATCGGTGCTCTGATCTGCGAGTTGAACGAGGACGGCAGTGATTGCCCGGACAAAATTTTGTTGCAGTGTCCGGTGCGTAAACAAAAACTGCTTCGTCATCGCGAGGATGAAACTTCCGCAACAGTTTGATATTTCAAAACCCTCAAACGATTCATCATCATATCGTTCGATGTAGTCTCTGGACGAGCCGACAAACCATGCGCCGCCGATGCCCAAGCAATTCGAGTGGTTCTGATGCGGGGTTGCTGCTTTCCGAAATCCCCTTCCTTTGCATGGCATCACGCAGTCAACCATTCCGTCAAAGTTTGAAAGGTTCTTGATATAGAGCGCCTCCCGGTTTTTCCTGATGAAACTTTTGACTGTCGCCATAGTTGCCTTTTTCATGCTGTACCCCTTTTCGGTTGACTGCGTTGTCGGCTGTTTAATCTTCGTTTGAAATCGCCATTGCTAGTTGTTCTCCGTACAACTCGATGATTCTCGTTTTTATATGGTCACGGGTGCAAAGATCGCGCTCTTTTATTAGCGTGAGAGCGTCATTTGCCTTTATAATTTCAAACGATTCGTCGGCATATTCTAATCTGAAGTATTTCATCTTTTCCCCTTTCGGTTGTGCCCTTGTGGGCTGTTAGTCTGTAAATTACATACGGTCATTAAATACAATACTGTTCGTGTATTGTGCGCCGTCGTTATAATATGCCTCAAGGTCTGCCATTAATTCCTGTAGTGTGTCATCGGTTGAAAAACCGTGTTTCAGTAT